CCTCTTGGGATCTTCTAGCCCGATAAAGACGTTCGTATCAATTAATAGCTTTAGCTCGCTCATGGTTCAGCAATACATTGTGTTCTTGTCTGAGATACATGAATGACTGTGGAGCAACGAACCCAAATCTTTTTTCAAGATCGGCCGCCGCGAACTGATGTTTGAATGGTTTTACGTCTTTTAGCACGATAGCGTAGCCTTCGTTCAATCCGCTAAAATAAGTATCAAACGTATCACGATCGACACAGGCGGCTTTGCCGTGGTTGTCCCATAGTTTGTCGAGCGTGAGTCTGTGCACCGCGTGGATGCGCGCTGAACCGACAATGGCGCGAGTTGGGCTTGTGGAATAGATAAGAATGAACGCCCCGGCAGCGTCCGTCGAAAATCTCCGACGTAACTCGACAGTTTTACGTCCCTCGACAATCTTGTCAGCATGAGTGGGACGGATGCTGACCAAGAAGTTTCGCTGAGCAGCGCTCTCTTTCATGTCGTTTCCTTGTATTCACCTTTTGGTCCGGATAATCAGATACGCGAATCGGTCTCCGCAATGGCGCTCAGGTTAACGTTACATTCAATCCTGCAAAAGATGGTTAAAGCCCAACAGATGCCAAACTCGACAAGCGTCAAGTATCTACGTCAACGCCCCCTCAGGAGCTCACGCTCCCCAGATCCACCGCCACATAATACGGATTCCCAACCGTTCCCCAGTCGTCGCCCTGCGCGACGGGCGCGTTGGCGTAGCCCCAGTCCTGCGCTATTCCCTGCTGCAAATTGAGCACGATCTGGCTGACCTGTCCGTTCCCGTTCGGCACATGGCTGTAGACGGCGCAGGTCGAAATGTCCTCCACGCCGCCGCCGAAGACGTTGAAGCTCTGGAATTTCAGATAGACCGTCTTGCCGATGAAATTGGCGGGCAGGGCATATTGCGCGATGGCGCCGTCGAGCCGCGCGAATTGCGCGCCAATCGCGTGCGCGGCGGGCGCGGAGCCATACATGCCGCGCGGCAGGCCCGCGAGATTATATTTGTTCGCCGCCGTCGGCGTCGCGCTGGCGAAGCCGAGCAATTCGCCGTCTACGAGGCAAAGAGTCTGCCCCGCTTGCGCGGCGGCCTGCGTCGATGTCGCGAGCGTTCCCGCGCTCTCGGTGAGGTCGACGGCCAGCGTGTCGGCCGCGTCATAGCCGCTCGCCAGCGGCAGCGGCGCGGTCAGCACGCCCTGGCGCATCGGGTTCGTGATCGTCGCGATCTTTTGATAGGCTACATTGTCGAGCGACGCCCATACCGCGCATCCGCCCCAGTTCGGATCGGCGACGCCATTCGCGCCGCCGGAGGCGCCCAGCCAGATTTCAGCGGCGTTGTTGGTCAAGGCCGGCGGCGGCTCGAAGATCAGCGGCGCATTCACGGGATCGGCGGCGACGCCCGTGTTGATCGAACCGCCGCCGCTTGTGCCCGACGGATTGATGGCGGGCATGGAGACGCCGATGGTCAGCTCCTCGGCGGTGATCGAGAGCCTGCCGCTGTCGTCTTCCTCGATGTCGATGATGCGCACGGGCTGCGCGGCGAGGCCAAGATTGGCGTCGGTAAGCGCCACGATGTCCATTGGATCGAGCAGGCAGAACTCCCAGCCCAGCGCGAATTTGAAATTGGTGCGGACATAAAGTCCGCGCTGCAGGATCGTCTGCACGGCGACGCAGGCGACATTGATGTCGCAGAACTCATGCGCCGTGATGGTCGAGCCGACGCGCAGGCCATATTGCTCGATCATCGCCTGGTCGCGCGCCGAGATCGGCGTCGCCTGATATTCCGGAAGCCCCTGCGGTTCAAGAATGGTCGAAGGCGCGTAGCCGGGGCTTACGCCTGTGCGGTTCAGCATCTCCATCCATTGAAAATTCGCGAGCGTGAAGGGATCGAGCCGCGAGACTTTTATCGGATCCTCGCCGGGGCTGTAGATTAGATCGTCGTCCGTGAGCGCAAAGGCGGGCGTGAGATTCGGGACATATTCAACGCCATTGCCGGTCACCGTCGCGTCGCCGTACGGGATGAAGCGCAGACGGTCGCCAGACCAGACGGCGGCTATGCTCAACAATTGCAGCCAGCGCGTCAGCACGCTCGACGCGCTTTCGGTCTGATTGAGCAACGGGCTGAAGCAAAGCCCCATCGCGCGGCAATAGCTTTGCACGGAGGCGTCGCCACCGCTGCCGTAAAGCGTCGTCGCGTCGATGCTGGCGCCGGGAAAGCCGACGCCATATTGCGGATTGAGCAGGAAATCCGCAATCACCTGCGCCGGATCGGCGTCGAGGCCATTGGCGCCGGTGCCGAACAGCGGGCCCTGTACCTCGAAATTGAGCGTGCCGATGCTGGCGTCCGAGCCGAGCCCGAAATTGGCCGCGCAGACATAGGCCGCGCCGGGATAGGCCAGCGCCTGCGTCGGATAATTCGCGGCGAGATAGCCCCATGTCGCCTGCGGCGTGGTTCCGTTGAAAAGAGTCAGCCCCAATGCGCCGAGGCCTGTTCCAGCGCTGGTCGCGCCAAGAAGCGTTCCAGCGACTCCGCCGCTGGACAGCGACGATCCTCCGCCTGTCACAACCGCCGGACCCGCGCCCTCGCCGCCATAGGCGCAACCGGTGGTGACGAACTGGGCGCCGTAGGAGGATTGCCCCTGCCAGGATTGATTGACGCCGACGATCGGCCCCTCGCACAGCGCCATCATTAGATCGGCGCTGTAGGTCCAGCCGGTGAGCTGCAATCCCCAGCCGCCGCCCTTGCCGCCCTTGCCGGTCCGTTGTTCCGGAGAATAGACCGGATGCGACTGGAAATTGGCGTAGAAGAAGATGTTCACCGCCAGCTTCGTCATGCCCCACATCAGCGGTATGGGCATGGAGTTCGAGGATGTCTGCAATTGCAGGCCGGTATAGGTCGGCCATACCATCGCGCTCTGCGGCGAGGCTTTTTTCGTTGCGAGAAAGCTCATGCCAGAACCTCGACAATGCTGGCGAACAGCGCGGAGTCCGCGCGCTCGCGCATCTGTGCATTTTGCATCACCGTCTCCTCCAGCACGATTTGCGCGGGAAAGGACGCATGCACGATGGTGAGCGGATCGGCGCGCGTGACGACGCCGCCATGTGAATAGCAACGCCCGACGCGAAACAGCATCACGTCGCCGGGCTCTGGCCGTTCGACCCTGACCGCGCGCGCCAGCAGCGCGTCGAGGTAACGCTCCTCGCCGCGATGCAGATGCCAGTCATGCGTATAGGGGCGCGGATCGAAGGGCGCGACGATTCCAAGATCGACATAGACGCGCACCAGCAGCATGCCGCAATCGACGCCGACGCGCTTGATGTCGGCGCAATTGTGATAGGGCGTGCCGATCCACGACCGCGCCTCGGCGACGATGGCGTTGCGCATGGGGAGAGTCCTGTGAAAGGCGCGTTCACACCGCCATCTGCGGCGGCGGTACGAAGGGGAAGGCGCGGAAATTCGCCAGATTGTCGAACTTCGCCTGGCAGGTTCCCATCGTGTGGTCGCAGCCCCAGAAGGCGGTGAGCGCGTCGCCGGCTGCCGGTGCATTGGGAAGCGGATACATCAGCGTCGCCGAGACGCCCGCGACCACGGATTTGATCGCGACGCGCAGGCCCGCGTTGACGCCCATTGAGAAAATCAGCGAGCCTTGCGCATGCGCCGCCTGCGCGCCCGCGAAATTGATCAGCGTCGCGCTTGATCCGGCGCCCGCGACGTCATTGGTCGAGAAGGCGCCTGCCGGAATGCCGCAGCCAAGGTCATACAACGTATGCAGGCAGGTCGGCGCGAAGATGTTGCGCGGCATGTCGACGTCGAGCAGCACAAGATCATTGGCGACGGTCACGCGCGCCTTGGTGCGTCCGACTTCATCGACAGTGGAGACGCGGCCGTGAAACAGCGTCACGCCGTCGACGAGCGTTCCGCCTACATAGTCCGAGAAAAACACCCGGTCGCGCTGCAATATGCAGCCGTCGAAGGCGCCGTCGCGCAGCGCGGTGAGGAAGGGCGCGCCGCTGGCGAGATCGCCCGGCCGCGCGGCGATGACGATCTCCTGCCGGTCGACGTTGAGCCCGGTCGAGGCGCGATATTTCAGGCCCGACACCAGCGGGCCATTGGCGAGAAACAGCTTGCCCGCGTAGCTGATAGGAACATCGGCGTTGGTATAGGCGAGGATGGTTCCCGTCGCCTGCGTGAAGGTGAAACATTCCGCGAAAGCGATGGTCATGTCCCTGTTCGCGCGCGCCCGCGCGAGAAAGGAGACGAGCACGGGGGAGGCGTTTTTCATTGCCGCACGCTCCTGAATTTGACGGATTTCGCGGCCCAGAGGTTTTGCATGAAGTTCTCGAAATCCTGCGTGTCGTCGAGAAAGCGGCAGGCAAAGGCGTAGGTGAACGTCGCCGCTATGACCGCGCCGCTGGCGGGCGCCGTCGCGACGGACAGAATGTTGGGCGCGGTCAGCGACCAGCCGGAGGATTGCGCGACGCCGCCAAGCGTGACGCTCGTGACGCCGGTGACGAATCCAACCGTCTCCAGGGCCGCGCCGATGGCGCGCTTGAATGGGAATTGCGTGGTCGCTCCGTCGCCGACGGCGATGGTCTGATTGACAGCGGAATTGTCGTTGGGGTCCGTGTAGAGGAACGTTCCGAGGCCACCGGCGCATTGGAGATAAAGCCCCATCACCGCCTGCAGCGACGCCGCGCCAAGGCCGGGGTTCATCGCGCCGTCCGAGGCGAGACCTTCGAAGGCGACCTCGAATTCATAGAGTCCACCGTAAAGCGAGTTGCGGACTTCGCGGCCGGAGTCGTGCTCCGCGACAATGGTCGCGGCGACGGGCGTCCTCGTCACGAAGCCCTGGCCCGCGAGTGTTGGGAAGTTTGGTGGAGACATGGGGACTCGTTGGAA